AAAAGGATGTTGTCGATGGCAACGAACTCAGCGCATGGGCGGCGCTTCTTGTCGTCGTACCACAGCTTCATAAACTGTGAGCCACCCAAAGGCAGTTGGGTCAGCATCTGTTCCTGCTCGTCGCGGAACTCTTCAATCTGCTCGGTCAATTGCCAGTTCATGTAGTCGCGCTTGCGCTCTGCGACTTCGGTCTTCTCTTCGGTGACGTCGCCCAGAATCTTGGTCTTGGCTGGGCCATCAGGTGGGAACATCTCTTTGATGGCGCGGGAGGCGAAGTCAACGCACGCCTCAGCCATCATGGGGTGAACAACCTTGGAGGCTCCGAGGAACTGCGCCCCACCCGGGGCATCATCCCCCATGCCCGTCCTACGCAGACCCTCTTCGTACTGCTTGTCCCGCTTCTTGCGGGCTTGGCGGTCGTTGTCAATCAGGTCGATGTAACGGGTCGCCAAGTCTTCCAAGTCAGTGATGCTGATGAGTTCCTCAGCCAAGTTGGCGTAGAAGTCCTCGTCCTCGGCTGGGCCTTTGAAGCCTTCAAGGTTTACCACGGCGGAGCCATCAGGCAACTCCTCGACTTCGGGGTCTTCGCCGGGTAACATATCCACCTCCGCACCCCCCTCTTCGGTCATGCGGATGCCCTCAATGAAGCGGTCTTCGTCTGGGCCAATTGGGTAATCTGTTGCCATGTGTAATCCTTATCGTGCCATTGCGGTCAATCCGCCTTGTCGTTTCTTGGGTGTTTCTTTTGAAGTGCGCATATTCCCCACCTTCTTAACGCCCTTCTTAATCAAGCCTGCTGGCGTAAGAATACCAGCGACAGTTTCTGCTATTGGAAACTCGTTCTCTCCTAGCATTCCAGCTTTGTTCATTGCGTCAAGGTATTGCGCACTGCCAAACCAAGGCTTCTCGGAAGCCAACTCGGTTCCAAAAACTGCATCTGGAGCCATCAACAATAGATTTGCAAAGTCAGGAAGTGCGCCAGCGTATGAAGCGCCAACGCGAAGGGCGAAGTCTTTTGCGCCCTTTGCAGTCTTGAGTTGGCTGGCTTCGTCCTTGATGTTCTGCTTTGCCCACTCGTAAGTTGCTGGCGCGTTGCGCTTGATGTTGTTCCACGTCTTCTCGTCCATAACGCGAAGGTCGTCAGCGCTTACGCCTAACTCCTCTGGCGAGAACGAGCCTGCGCTTGTGGTGATACCGCCCTTATCCATGAATTGAATTTTTTTGAATGCACTACCACCATCAGCCATAGTCAAACCGCCTTTGGCGTAGATGTCGGGCAAGATAATTGGTGACCTTCTTATAATATCCTCATCAATACCATAAACATAATCTTCTGGCTTAACTTTATTGCCAGTCATTGCCAACTCTTCTTTCAACGCCTCAATGTATTCTTGCTGAGACCTTCGAGGTAGTGGCTCACGCAATTCTGAGCGAGGCAACAACTGGACAAGACCAGCCTTTTCTCCTTTGTCAGCCATCACACGGTTGCGGTGACGCCCTTCATGACCAGTGATAAAAGGAACCAAAGGCAAGCCCTGTTCCTGCTTGTTAATCACAAGGAAGGGCATTTCATCAAACGCGCCAACATTGGGCAGGTATTCGCTCATGTATTCAGGATAAGGCAACCGCTCACCGCTTGTGGTGTAACGCGTTGAATGAGCATCCATAAAACGCGGGTCAAGAGGCATGGCAAACTTCTCAAAATCTTTGGGATTCATTGTCATCAGGGCTTTAGCGTTGTCGCCAGTGAACGCCTCTTTGAGCGCCTGCTCTTTGTACAACTTCTCAAGGTTTGGAACTTCGTCAGCCGCACGCTCTACACGTCTTGCGCCATACTCGCCACCGCTTTTACGGGCGGCTTCTTTGACGTTGCCAATCTTGCTTGGAATAATGATGGATGGGGGCTGAATAATTTTTGACTCTGAGGGCGCGTCAGCAAGCAACCGCTTACTAACACTTGCAAGCCCAGAAACTACTTTGCCTACTTTGCCACCTTTGTCCATATAAGCCAGACCGCCACGCGCCTTGCTCAGGTCAGGCTCATTGATGTCGTAGGTTCCACGGTTGCCGATAGCGCTCTTGACTGCGTTAGGGTTGTAGGACACCACCTCGCTCAAGTCGTCGCCACGGTACTGCATGATGCCGTCGTAGCCTTGGGCTTGCGCTCTGCTCTGAATCTGCTTGCCGATGTTGCCCTTTTCCTCGAACGCCTTCTCCACCAGTTTGATGGCACTTGCCTCGTCCATGCCAAGGCTCATAAGAGCATCAGCCGCTGGGTCAATGTTCCTGCCTGACTTGCCGATGATTAGAGGGTTGCGCATCTGCACATGGACTGGCAACATATTGCCGCCCGCCTGCCCTTCACGCAATCTGCCTGCCGCACGGTCAGCCATGAACTGGTCAGCCATCTTGGAGTAATACTCACTGCCACGCATAGCCTCAATCGCGTCGTCGTTTGGGATGCCCGTGTAACTGCTTGCGTGGGCTGTGTTGGGGGTTGTGTATACGCCAGAGCCGAGTGCGCCCTCCTTGCTAGGTTTGATGCGGCGGATGGCCTCAGTACCTTTGCCGCCTTCGGTCGCGGTCGTGCCGTGGTACAGGCGCATGGGCGTCTTGCTCTCAGCAAGGAACTTTTGAAGGTTGGCTTCGCGCTCTAACGCTGGCAGGCTGTTGTCAGCCAATAGCCGCTTACCCACACTTGCAACGCCTTGGGCCAGCTTGCCTACCTTACCACCCTTGTCCATAAACTCTAGCTTCTTGAAGGCTCCGCCACCTTCTGCCTTTTTAACAGCAGGAGCAACTACGTCCGCCAATGACTCTAAGTCATGCACCATCAGAGCAGGGAAAGAATCTATTCCTAACTCTCTCAGTGCATCAAACCTATGACCGCCCTCAAGGATGTAATGTCCCTCGGCGTCCTTCACAACAATCAATGGGTTCAGTTCTTTGTTCTCTTGGATTTGACGTGCCAGTTCTTTGGTGCGCTTCTCTTCTTGCACGCTTCTGTATCTTGGTTTGCCAACAGTTTCAAAAACGCTCATCGGCACTTCTTGCAAACCGTGCGTAGAGTAATCAGACAGGGATGCGCCAATTGATGACGTATTTGGGATGTCTTTTCTGACGAGCATTCCATTTACCACGTCACCCGCTGACACATTCCTTGGGGCTGGGGGCGCGGTTGGTTTAGGAGCCTCATCTGCTAACAGCCTCTTGCCGACAGCGGCAACCCCAGATGCCAACTTGCCGACCTTCCCACCTTTGTCCATGAATTGAATCTTCTTGAAGCCAACCTCACCACCTTGGGCCATGCCCATGCGGGCTTGGATGGAGGCTCTCAGCTTGGCATCAGCCTCTTCAATGTTGACCCTGCCACCTTTAGCCATTCGCTTTTGAATCGCTTCTTTCAAGCGCTGGTCAGCCTCTTCAATGTTGACGGCTCCGCCCTTCTTGAATCCCTCACGCAGTAGGTGGCGGATGTATTCGTCGTTCAGTTCTTGACTAGGTAAGCCTTCGCCCTTCACGCCGAGTGCGAGGTCGTAGTACCCCGGTCCCTTGCGCTCAGGGTTGTCCTTCTTGAACTTCTGATGCCAGTCGCGCAGGTACACCTCGGTCGGCGTTGGCTTCATGTTTATCTTCAAGTCCTCGCCAGTGAGCAGGGTAGGGAAGCCGGGGTGTAGCGTCGGGTCATACACCGACTCCTTGTTGAGCCTGAACAAGCGAGGGCCAGCCGCAAACGTAGGCACGTCACCGCCATGCTCAGTGTGTAGCAGTGATGGCTCAGTCTCGCGCTTGAGGATGTCTGTGGGCTTGAAGATGACGCCCTTGCCACTCTTCTCGCCACCAATCGCAATGCCTCCCTTGCTGGGCGCGGTTCCCTGTCCCATCATCACGTCAGCCAGTGCCGCACGCTTCTCGAACGTGTCAGCCTGTCGCCATATCTTGGGGTCACGGATGTCAGCACCTTCACCGAATGTCAGGGCGAGGTTGTGGTTAATCTTGCCTGCCAACTCTGGTGACAGGTTGCCTCGCTTCATGGAGTCGATAAAGCCACGCTTCAGCTTGTCGAACACGATGGGGTTGGTCTTGAGTTGGCTTGCGGAGCCGAGCATTGTTGTCCACGCCGTTTCGTCGTCAGTCAGGTTCTTGAGCCGTGCGGCTGTTCCCTCATCCATCACGCCCCAGACCTTGCCTTTGTAAGCGGGGTCAGCCTCGCTGATTGCGGGGAATGGAGCGCCACCGATGTTGCCTCCGCCCACACGGGTGCGGTCAGCCTGCGTAGTGGTAGTCTTCTTGAAGCCCTTTTCCATCAATTGACCAAGAGCCTCAGACGCTTTGACTTGGGGCTGGGACTTGATAAGTTCCGCCGCTTTGCGACCAGCCTCAGCGCGTTGCGCGGCAGTCAGTCCCGCTACCGCCTCAGCTTCTTTCTCGCCATCGGCAAGCAGACGTTTGGCGATGTTGAGTCCGCCCTTAATTACTTTGACTTGTTTGGGTTCTGCCATAGTTACACCGCGTATGGGTTGACCCGCTCTTTGCGGGTATAAGCATAGTCATCATCGTCATCATACCGAGGCTCAGGGTTTATGTCGAGGAAGCCCATGTCCTTGAGCAGGCGCATTGCCTGTGTGGCTGAGTCCACATAGTCGTCGTGCTGGGCATCAGGGAAGGCGCATATCTGGGACAGGAAGCCTTCGCACCAGTCCTTGACGTAGCCCTTGTGCTTGTCCGACTCAGGGAGCCAGACCCTGCCAGTTGAGAAGATGCTGGCGGTAATCTGGAGGCGGGTCATCTTGTCCGCATTGCCGGGGTTCCACGCACGCACGGGCAAGTGCATCGCTTGCAGTTCCTGCACCAGCGACAGCCCTGACGCCTTGGCCTCAACCAGTATCAGGTCAGGCCGCTTCGCATCCTTGCCATCACCGTAGGACAACCTCCACTCATCTAGCACCTTTGGCTTCAGCTTAGGGAAGGTCAGGTGCTCAGCCCAGCAGTCGATGAGCAGGACGGACATTGGGCCATCAAGGGGCTTGAACACGCCCCACGTTGTGGACGCTGTCGGGTCGTTGTATTCCTTGTCCGTGTAGGCGCAGTCCAGCGACATGAGGATGTACTCGAACTTAGGGAAGGGTCGGTCAGCAGGGTACATCTGGAACATGGAGCGGCTGACCACCTTGCCATCTTCGAGGTCAACGAGTTGGCCCATCACCTCCTGCTCGTACAGCTTGGAGCCTTTGTACTGCTCCAGTTGCTTACGGAAGGTCGAGGCAAGGTTGGCCTCGTTCTCATAGGTGCTGGCGCGGTCAATCACCACGTCGTCACCCTCGCGCCCCACGAGGTCGAGTATCAAGTCCTTTGGGCGCGGTGTCGTTGTCACAATGACGCGGGGCTTGTCACCCAGACGCAGGCCCATCATCATCATGTCCCACGCTTCGCCAGCCCCAAGGTATTGGAAGGCGGCTAACTCGTCACACCACGCGAAGTGGAACTGAGGGCCACGCAGGCGCTCGTATGAGTCAGCGCTGATGCCACGGATGATTGACCCGTTGGACAGCTTTATCTGGTGGTCTTGCTTGTTGTAGTCCACCACCAGTTCGGTAGGGATGCAGGCGAGGAGGCCAGACTGGCCCTCAAAGCAGGTGAACTTGATGTCGTTGGACGTGGGCGCGAGTACAAGGCAACGGCTGTTTGGGTTTGTCCATGCCCACCACCAGAGCGCCTCAGCGGCGGAGCGGGTCTTGCCTGCACCTCGCCCTGCCAGCATCATCCAGACGGTGTAGTCCACCTCAAGGGGTGGTGGTATCTGGTAGCGGTGAGCGCCTGCCACCCATTTGGCGTGGGCGATATAGGCAATGCGGTCATGCTCAGGGCGGGCGTTGAACTCCGCCTGCACCGCTGGGTCTGACATCAACTCAGCCAGCACGCTTAGTCATCTCCATGTTGCGGATGACTTCAAGGAACTTGTTGGCGTTGGTGTCCTCGGTCTTGATGGCGGCTCCACCCTCCACCCCTTCCAGCGCCACACGGTCGCCGTACTTCTTGGGCTTGAGTTTCATCGCCGTCCACTTGCGGGCCTCAATGCGGTTCTTCTGCCACTGGAGGAAAGCGCCGTCCAGCTTGTGTTCAATCAATGCGCCAGTCTTCTTGTCGGTCACCGCGATGATTTCAGGTTGCTCGTCAGCAATGGCGATGATTTCATCAGCCAGCGTGTCAGCCTGCTCCTCCCGTGCGCGTGCGTACTGGTTGGCGAATTCAGGGTGGCGGAGCAACCAATCGTAAATCACAGTCCTGTCTGGCATCCCTGCTGTCTTGACAATCTCTCTTAGACTCTCTCCCTCTGCTATGCGTATGCAGATGATAGAAGCCATGTGAGTGTTGTATGTGGTGGGAGCGCCTACAGGGTTCTTTTTGGGCGTGGGGCCACCTTGGGCTTGCGTAGTAGCCTTCGGCGTCTTGGTGGGCTTCTTACCCCCCTTGACGGGCGTCTCGTACACAGCAGGCTTAACTATCTTCTCAGCCCGTGTGGTCTTGCGCATCTTTGGTTTGGTTTCTGGCATAACCCGTAATCCCTATGTGAATGAATGACGTAAGTGTATTCGATTCGCTTTCATTTCGCCATTGGATACTTATCCACGGACATTGGATACTTATTCGCGGGTCACTGTATACGCAGAAACCGACTCGGTTCTACTTCGCTTTGGATTCGCTACATAGTCTCTTGACGTATGCGCTGGACTCTTGTTTCATGCAATCCTCTTCATCCAATGTGAAGTCAGGAACCCACATCCAGAACACAAGGAAAGCAATGAACATTATACCAATCACCACCTTCTCAAGCAATGACTCTTCTTTCATATATTTTTACTCCTTATTTTGTGTTCTATGGCTAAAGCAAACAAACCCCAAGCCTGAATGCTTCTATTCTTTTCTTGAAATATTTCGCCAATTTGTTCAATTTCTTCAGTAGTCAATTCAACCCACTTTTTTGGTGTGGCACTCAACGCCAGCATTTTTTCTATGTTTTTTGGCTGAGGATGCTTGTGTCCCCTTTCCCAAGAAGTAACGGTTCCTCGACCAACCCCTATGGCTTCTGAGAACTCAAATTGGTTTAAACCAAGAGAGCCACGCAACTTTTTAATTTGCTCTGGCGTCACTTGACCTCCTCCACAGTCACGCGGTACTTGCGACCGTTACGGTCTTCCACGTCGATAGTCTTCTTGGTACTGGCAAAGCCACCAGTCTCAGTCAGGTCGTACTTAGGGCGGCTCACGCTGGACAGCAACTTCTCGGCGTCATTGGCCTTCAGGTTGTTCACGATGGTGTGAGCAATGTAGTCGCAGTACACGACGTAGGACTTGGGCAGGTTATCAAAGAACTTGCTGACGATGGTGTTCATGGTGTCAAAGTGCGTCATATCGATTCGCTTTCTATTCGGTTGTGATTCGGTTGGGGGCTTGCGCCCCCGTGGTTTAGAAGTGTGGGTCAAAGTGATGGTCACGCATACCGATAATCAAACCACCACTACGGCGTTGCTTGAATCTGCCTGTCTCTTGGTTGATGTAACCGCGAACCCATTTGCCTGTCTTGCGCTCCATGCGATACATATCGGCGTACCCAGAAGGGTTTGGCTCGAAGGTGTAGACGGCGCTACCGTCATGCACGCTACCAGAGACAACCGTTGGCTTGTCTTCAATAACGAAAATCTCGTATGCCCAGACCTTGCTGGTCAACTGGGTAACCTTGGTCACTGTCGCGGCGTGGCGGTCAGTCCATGACAACTTGGTTGCGCCCATGCCAACTTCAGGTGCTGGTGCGCCAACCGTCATGCGGCTGTACAAGTGGTTTACGACGCTGTTTGTTTGTGTTCCGATGTTCATTTCGCTTTTCTTTCATTGTTACCTGCGTATTGCAGTGATGCTAGTATAACCCCAAATTAAACCAAGCAACAACTATTTTAAAAATAATTGTAGGTACTTTCCCTAGTCTGCAAAATGCTCTGCAATCTCGGACTCAATGCGGCTGGAATCCTTGCCAGTCAGCTTGCGCTCCAGCCACGGGGCTGGGCGTCCACGGCGGTCACACACCACCCACTCGGTGTAGCCGTAGTAGTCCATGTCAGAGTCACACCACTTGTTGTAACTGCCACGCTGGTACTCCTCCACGCCAATGATGCAGGGGATGCCTGCTACGCGGGTTTCAATTTGTGCAATGTATGACATGAAATTCTCCTTAAAAGCCGTAGTTCTCTGCGCAGATGGGGCCAATGCCACGAGCGATGCTGTCACTGTCAGTCAATGCACGACCACAAACAGAGCAAGCACCGAATTTCATGCCGTAGGCTACAGCGGCCTGCTTGGGGTCGCTGGAGACCGCTACGATGCGTTCTGCGGCCTCTGTGGTGCAGTCGCGTGATGTGAAGAGGCGACCGCCCATGACTTTGCCTAAGTACAAGCCATCTTCTTTGTTTTTGATGTAGATAGCGCCAGCGTTGTTGCTGTTCTCGCCAGCGGGGCTGAACACAAATGTGTCAAGGCGCAATTTAGGGCGCTTCACGCCCGATTGCTTGGCGTTGTTGAACGCCACCTCAATGGCTTCTACGGATACCACAGGGGCGCTCTCGGCACGAGCGGCCTGCTCAGTAGCGCGGACAACTTGGCGCTCTGCATCCTGCACAGTCAAGCGCTGGACGGTTTCCATCTGGCGCTCTGTGAGGTGACCAAACTTGTTGAGGGCGTCAAGCATGGAGCGGGCAAACTCAAAACGTGGTGCGCTAGATTCCATCCATGCGGCCTCCGCAGGGTTGGCATCTTTCCACTCTTGGGCCTTGGCGGCTTGCGCGTCAACCTTAGCAACAGCGCGACGCTGTGAGTTGGCTTTTGCCTTAGCGCGGGTGGCTGGGCTAGTTTTGAAAGACATCTTGCCTTTACCCTTGCAGGCAAAGCACTCGCCACTGCGGACGTTGATGTAGCCAAAGGTAAAACGACCAGTGCCTTTGCACTTGGGGCAAGTCTGCTCGAAGTAAGTCACCTCAGAGGCAGAAGACTTTGCTGGTGCGCCGAAGTCTAAGTCGTCAGCCATGTCGCTGAAGGGATTTGATGCTGTGTTCATATTCGCTCCTAATTCGCTGTTACCTGCTCATTGCAGTGCAGTTAGTATAACACCAAATTAAACAACAAAAAGACTAGGGACTTTCCCTAGTGTCTTTCAGGGTCATGCCGTAGTTGTT